AACTAGTTGTTGGTTCAGAATATAACCATCTTTCAAAACCATCAAATGAACCTATAACATCATTTTTTTTATTAGTATTTATAGATACATTATTTTGTAACGCGGAAATATCTGATCCCGAAGCATCGTTTAATATACTAATACGATTATCATAATATTCAATTAATTCTAATTTATATTTAAAATTTGCAACACGTTCTTTAGCAGATGAAAACTGTATAAAATTATTAAGACCAGAATAATCTACTCCTAATTTTACACCTGATAAAGATCCAGAAAACATTTTATCAATTATATCTTGAGACGTGGCAGTATTTGCATTTAATAATGAATTCCATGATTCAAAATCTGTTTCTGTGATAGTACCATATGACGTTTCAATATTAAAGTTCGGTCCAAGTAATTCTGTATATGAATCAAAGCCTTTATCTTCTGAACTTATAGTTATAGTATCATTAAATGTATCTGCAATTTCATTGACGATCCAAGCAGATTGACCTTCTTCAATACCAGCTGGTAACGGTTCTAATAATCGTATTATTAATTCATCATCAATTACTATTTGATTAATAATTTTTACAAGTTGATCATTACCAAAATTTAATACAGGTTCTACATCGATAGTTAAATTATCAACAAATTCTTGTAACATTCCGTCATGATTTTCAGGATCATCAACTACCACATGTTCAAGTTTTAATTCACGGCGATCTGGGGATATCTCTTTAAGGAATATCATTGGAAAATCTACAGAACCTAATAATGGATTGTATATGTTTATATTAACATTAAATTTTCCACGACGAATATTAAAAGAATCTAAAACTGCATTATGATTTACAAGAAGTGTTGATGTATCAAATAAATGATTTTCAATAACGCCACCTACAATATACCGAGGAGAATCTCCTGGCGTATAATAATGACATTCAACTATGCCATCTTTAATTAAAACATCTTCTATGTTATTTATGATATTTCTTGCCATCCGCCATACTCATTATAATACAACTCAGAACCTTCTGGTTCATATGGTTGCATATATTCTAATTCAAATACTTCGTTATTTGTCGCGTCGATATATCGTTGATAACGACTAACTTGTACGTAATCCGTATTATCTATACCACGACGCCCGCCTTCATCAAATTCATAATGATTAAAGTCATTCCAAACTGGTGAACTTTGACCATCATCGCGTAAATTAGTAATCACTCCTTCGTCAATCATTACATTTAATACCGAATTATCATCATACCAATCTACCGCGGCATCATAATCTAATCCTAAACCATTAATATGATTATAATATTCTAATGTGGTTGACTCTGGAAAAGGTCGCCCGTTCTGACTAGTTGCAAATGCAATAGATCTCCATTCACCGTAAATCATCATTCTTACAGATTCTACTATAATATCAGCATTAAAATCATTTAATACAATCATTTCGCCTTCATATTGTGCACGAAGTTTTTCTAAATATGTTTGTTTCTGATATACCTGCTCATCATAATCATTACCATCAATATAATCTCCTGGATCTCTAAAGAATGGAAAGGCCGGCCTATAACCACTTTCAAATCTAATAACATTATTATATTCTGATATACGAGTTGCTAATTCATTTAAATTATCATATATAAATTCATCTATATTTGTCTGAACTCGAATTGCATTATACGTTAACCCTCGCTCTACCAACATTACTTCTAACGTTTTATAATCAGGAATTAGTATAGGTTCTATATTACCAGACTTTAAAGCAATCTGAATTTCATTATTAATTAATGCATCATGAAAATCGCCAGATAATTTTACATCTGATATAAATTCATCCGTACTTATATCAACTACTGCTGCCGTGATATCAAAAAATTCAAACTCTGAATCTAACTTACCTTGTATACGTGTCTGTACTAATTTATATTCTCTATATTTCGATCGGTCTATCATTAGTTAACAACCTTAAAATAAAAATTATCAAATACTTGTATATCATCACCACCATCTCTTTCAATTTTTAATTCTATTTCATAATATCGTTCTGGCATAAATGAATCCATTCTTAGTTTAAAAAAGCTACCATTTGAATCACAATCAATTTTAGTTCCTAACGTATCATATGAAATAATAGTTTCTTTAGTCTCAGTATCTAAAATTCTATAAAACGATGATGTAGGTAATCGTTCTCCGGTCAAATAATATGAAGATGTTACATATGTTTTTGATGGAAATTCTGGACGTACTCCTATTCTAAATTTTGCTATTTCTAACGTTTTATATTCTGATTTTATATTTTTAAAATACGGAACATATGAGTCAGATATAATTTGAGCAGAAGATGTATTTGCAAATAATGTATTATCCCATATTACTTCTAATCTAGGTACAAATATAGTATGAGATTCTCTACCAAAAAATTTAATTGAACCTAATACATCCCCAGATAATTCATCTTCTTGCGTACGTTTAATTATAAATCCATGATTAGAAATATTACCATCAACCCATTTATTTACTATATCAGTTACATCCATACGTATATCAGGTATCTGGTTTTCAAATGATTGTGATGCTTGATATAATGAACCGGTGATCCATGTACCGCCACCTAATTCCTTTTCAGTGGCTGATGGTTGCCAATTATATTGAACAGATCCTGTTTCCCAATATGTTGCTTGATCTTTTGAATTTCGATAATACCATGATGCTCCATTTGTTGTTTTAGGAGTATCATTTTTATAACCATTTCCATTTTCCCATGATTGTGATATTGGGAATGCTTGCAAATTATATGTTTGTAATAAATCAGAAGCATCTGATGATTTTAAAGATAAATACACAGAAGCGGATGACTCACCGGTACCAATTGGTGGAATTTTTCCATTAGTAACAGCTGTGGTTAAACTAGTAATTTCCGAACCAAAATCGATTAATATTCTAGAATTATATGTCTTGTTACGAATCTTACCTTCAATTTTAGAACCAGATGCATTTTTTGTTAATTCTAAAATTTGGTCAATACCAGAATTTTGTTCTGGATATCGTTCGTATAAAGTTGCGTCCTTTTCTGCATAAAATATTCTATACATTTAATCTCCTTAAGGTTTAATTACCCTTCCTTTTATATCATCATTTGGATATTTTATTTCAAATATACAAGGATCTAAAGAAGGATATAAAATATTATTTTTAATAGCCGATTTTACATCATAAATATTTGAAGAATATACACCGCCTACTTTATTTGTAAAATCAAAATCTACAACGCTTTGTACACCATTAACTTTATCAAGCGATGAAACCAAACTAGAAATATCAATCGGTCCATTTATTTGCATTCTTTCATTTGATAATAATGTTTTTAATTTTGCAATACATGCAAGTATTACTTCATTACTGTTAAAATTAGGTCGCGTAATAATTTCAAAATCAACAGCCAAATTAACTATAAACGCTGTTTTACAATTTATAGCATCTGTTAACATACGATATTGTGATATATAAGTTCTTATATTCTCTTTAAGAGCTTGATTTGATTCAACAAATTGTCCAGAAGTATTATATGCTAATAAATATAAATTTAACGCATATGGATTATCAATTATATCAGATGGATATGTTTGATCAGATACGTTAATTTGAGTATCTCCTACAATATAGGCTTTAGCAACTGATCCATATCGTGATGGCATAGCATACACTCTTGCAATATAATCTTCTCTAGTAATTGCTCTATTCTGAGCCGCAAATGCTGCCATGGCATTTTGACGAATACTTTCAATATTATCTTTAGATTTCCCACCAGTTGCCGGTTCTGAATTTGTAACAGCAACTGATTGTTTTGAATCTGATAAATCTACTATATTTGTTTCATTCAAATATGATATAGAATTTATCTTTGTTATTGAATTAACTCCTACATTATCTGTTACAGCTCCTCCTATAGTATAACGCACTGTTAATGTAGTATTTGAAGGAGCTATACCGTATGTACTAGTATATAAAAAATTAGTAGGATCAATTGAATCAGTTGTTGTTCTCTTAAGGTATTCTAATCCCATTCCAACATTTTTTGGATTAGGAATAATTTCTTCATCTAAATCAGAAGAAATACCAGACCCAAATTGTATTTCTAAACGATTATCATCACGTAACCGAGTAGTAAATCTTCTAGGTGTTTTACGCAGTTTTAAGATATAAGGTACAGTAGATCTAAATTTAGATAAAGTTGGATCATTAAATGGTATATTCGCAATATCTTCAAAAATAGTATCTTGTGCTAAATAATCAACATTATACCAATTATTACCTGCAGAATCTATTATACTTACAATATCAATTACATTTGTATCTGGTAATGTTATTCGGTCATATGGTTTAGGAGAATCAAATGAAAATTCTAGTTGTTTTATTTCTCCAGATTCAACACTAACTTGTTTTTTTAAAAGATACCGAGCAACATTTTTATCTCCATCAATTTCATAAACAGAAATTTCCGGATCATCGTTAAAATCAATTGGCTGGACTGTTCTAAATTTTACTCCTTCTTCACTTTCTAATTCCATATTTGAGTCAATTGATAACGCATATGACATATCAGGTGCCGCATTTTCTCCAGAACCAGATGCAATCACTAATTGAAATACATCTAAATTAGATGTTGCCGGCGAATTTAATTTTGGTTTATATCCAAAAAGATGAGATAAGGCTAATACATTAGAATCTTCTTGTGCTGAATTTAATAATGATTCACGAAAAGATGTATCTGTATAGTATGATAATACATCACCAACGTACGACGCCATTTCTATAAACATCATACCAGGAGAAGATTCGTTAAAATCTTGATATGTATCTGGAAAATAATTTTTTGCAAAGTTTATTAAATTTTGTCTGAACTGAGCAAAATCTTTATTTAAATATTTTACATCCTTTTTAATTAAATCGTTCATGAGTTAACCTTTCTTTAATATACTCTACTAATTTGTTGTAATTCCATTGATGGAGTTGCATCTGATACAGTAAAATTATTCTCTGATGCTAATATATTAATTACCATTTCTGAACCAATATTGGTTATTGTAAAATTTAACATAATTGATAATGTATGCATATCAGTACTACTGGATATAACAACATCATTTACATTGATATATGGTAACCAATATTCAATATCTTCTATTAAACTATCTTTAAGAGTTAATCGCAAATCAGCAACATTATTTTGAAAAAGAGTATCATAAATATTAGTACCAAAATTAGGTTGCATGTATCGTTCACCTTTACGTGTTAACAACAAATTTTTTAAATTTGAAACAGCTTGATCTTGTGTAGTATATGATTGGGCAAATACTATACCACCTGCCTCACTTCCAGATGCATAATTTGAAGTA